GACGCACAACATCTGTCGCACATTGGTTAGAAGAGGATGATTTCCGTAAGAATGGTGGAGTGATGAATCATGAAACCTGTGAAAGTATTGGAAAGCGTCGTAAACCATTCACCGTAGATTACACAGGTTTTGGATGGGTAATGGTTAAGAAGGGTGTCTTTGAGAAACTTCCATATCCTTGGTTTGCTCCTAAGATGCAAGTCTTTGAATCTGGTGATGTACAAGATATGTGTGGTGAAGATGTATCATTCTGTCTTGATGCTATCGAAGCAGGTTATGAGATCTGGTGCGATCCTCGGATTCGAGTTGGACACGAAAAAACTCGTATTATCTAATGACACGTTTCAACGTACTTTATGAAGGACGATTGATTCATAAAGATCTCACACATGAACAATGTAGTGAGATCTTACAAAACTTCTCTGAACGCTTTTTCTCGGGAGAAGATTTAGATCTAAAACATATTGAACTAAAGGAAATTAATTATGGCTAAGAGATCATTCGGTGGTGCGGATATGATTCAAGCGCATCCAAAAAAAACTCGTCAAGGAATGGGAAAACACACTAAGTATGCCGCGTCGTCTCGTAACAGCAAGAAGAAACGTAATCGTGGACAAGGTAAATAGTGTAGTTATATGAATACATCATGGCTGCACTTATATGTAATCTTCCTTCAGTGGAAGTATGGGTTCGTAAAGAATATCTAACTGATCATCAAAGTGGACATGGCGAATTTGTTAAAGGCGTTTGGGTATCGTGTAAATCGATACCTGGGCGCACTTTTTATTTTGAGACATATTTACCCGAATATGCCGCAATGTATGATAAGTTACCAATCAGTGCATTTGTATCAGAACCAGAAACACCTGATCCTGATATGAATTTACCTAACTTGCAGTTTTGGAACTGTATGGACTATGGTGTTGTATCAGTTACTAAGCAATTTATTGGTTCTATGGACTTTGAATTGTATACTCGTGACTTTGGTATTCAAAAAGGTACATATATTTGTACCATAGACAACTACCACCAAGATCCTGAAGTGATTGATTATGCAACAAGTGAAAATCCTGCTGAACATAAGTCACATAATCTAATTGAATTAAATAATGGACAGTATGCACTGTATCCAAACAATAGAATGCGAATTTTTGACAATAGTTTAACACCTGTTGATCCCAAGATGCCCGATTTTAAGGTATCAACTCAATATTATAGTGTTGAAAATGGTTTTGAACGCCTTGGAATGGGTAGAGAAGATGAATATTTTTGGAAAACAGCAAAAGAACGTGAAAATGAAGAAAAAAGTGATTAATTTTTAAAAAATTCTTTAAATTTTGGTGATAAATAACGATATAGAATACTATAATCAATGCCTGTACAGCGCCAAAGTAAGAAATTTAAGGATATAAGTCCGAGTTTCCAAGTTAGTCCTCTAACTTATGATTTACTTGCGCTTACAAATGGGAATGCGATCGCACGTTCAGTAAAAAACTTAGTTCTTACTTCTCCTGGGGAGAAATTTTTTCAACCCGATTTTGGATCTAGGATAAATTCATTACTTTTTGAACAATTAAATGATGTTACGGCATCAGAAGTAAGGGATGAGATTGAAAATGTGATTAAAAGGTTTGAACCTAGAGTTGAATTGTTGAAAGTCAATGTTCTTCCAAATTATGATAGTAATGAACTAAGCTGTACTGTTACATACAATATAATTGGAATTGAAGCTCAAGCACAACAACTAACGTTCGCGTTACAACCGACACGATAATGCCATTAGTCAACTTTTCTGATCTAGATTTTGATCAGATAAAAACATCTATTAAAGATTACCTAAGATCTAATTCTAATTTTACGGATTATGATTTTGAAGGATCTAATCTGTCAACAATTATTGATGTTTTAGCATATAACACTTATATTACTTCGTACAACGCTAACATGTTGTCAAACGAAGTTTTTATTGATAGTGCGACATTAAGAGAAAATGTTGTTTCACTAGCAAGAAATATTGGATATGTTCCAAGATCAAAGAAAGCAGCAAGAGCAAATATATCATTTTCCTTAGATACTTCTGGACTTAGTTCACAACCAGAAGTAATTACTCTTAATAAAGGTGTAGTAACAACATCATCTACATTTGATAGAACTAATTACACTTTTTGCATCTTGGATGATATTAGTGTTACTGTCTCTGATCAACAAGCAAATTTTGATAATGTATTAGTTGTAGAAGGTACATATTTAACAGAAACTTTTACTGTAGATTCTTTTGATCCAAATCAAAGGTTTATCTTACCAAATGCAAACATTGATACTTCAACTATTAGAGTAAATGTAAAACCATCTTCAGGATCTCAGATTTAATGTAACTTCAACCTCTCCTGTATATTGGGTACAGGAGATTGAGGATGAGAGATATGAACTTATTTTTGGAGATGGTGTTTATGGAATAAAATTAGAATCTCCATCTCTTATTGAAGTTTCATACTTAGTCACAAATGGTGTAGAAGGAAATAGTATTAGCACATTCAATTTTAGTGGGACGTTAACTTCAACAAGAGATTTAAATGCTATTACAGGTGGAATTTCTCCTGTTACTGTTAATACTATAGCATTTGGTGGACAAGACATAGAAAGTATTTTATCAATTAAGAAATACTCTTCTAGAATATATGCTTCTCAAAATAGAGCAGTTACTGCTTCTGACTATGAATCTATTATACCAACAATTTATCCAGAAACAGAATCTGTAGCAGCTTTTGGTGGTGAGGAATTGAGTCCTCCACAATTCGGAAAGGTTTTTATTACCATTAAACCAATTAATGGTGCATACTTATCAAGTAGAATCAAAGAAAATTTAAAGTCAAGTATAAAGAGGTACTCTGTTGCTGGTATTATACCAGAAATTATTGATTTAAAATATCTATATGTTGAACCTACTATTAATGCATATTTTAATAGTAATGCTGCGAAATCAGGTTCCAATGTAACAGACATTATTACAAAAAACATAGAGAAGTTTTCTAATTCTGAAGAAGTTAATAAATTTGGAGCAAGATTTAAATATAGCAAGTTCCTTAAAATTGTAGATGATAGTTCAAATTCTATAACATCAAACATTACAACAGTTGAAATGAGACGCGATCTCAGGCCTGTGTTAAATAGTTTTGCAGAATATGAAATTTGCTTTGGAAATAGATTTTATATTAAAAATCATGGACATGGAACACATGGTGGACAAATTGGATATAATATCAAATCTTCTGGATTTAGTGTTAGTGGAATTGTTGGGACAGTTTACCTATCTGATAAACCCAGTCAGAATCTTGATACTGGGATTGTAAATTTAATTCAATTAGATTCTCCTAGTGAAGCAAGAATCGTAAAAAGCAATGTTGGGACAATTGATTATATTAAAGGGGAAATTGAACTGAGTCCTCTTAATATAACAGGAACAACACTTAATGAAGGATTTCCACTAATACAAATTAGTGTGGTTCCATATTCAAACGATGTTATTGGGCTTCAAGATTTGTATTTGCAAGTTGATATGAGGTATACAGATATTCAATCTAAACCAGATAATATTTCTTCTGGTAATGATATTTCTGGCAGTAACTACATTGTAACTTCAAGTTTTTCAAACGGTACATTAGTTAGAGGGCCTATCCTCTTAGCAAACCAATCTCCAACGACAACTACATTAAACACTAACAATACATCTGTTGCGTCTGCTACCAGAACCGCCTCCTCAGCGCCCACCAGAACCTCTACAGCACCTTCTACAGCACCCTCTAACGGATACTCCTACTAATTGACGAAATGATATCTACAGATCTTCAAAGAGTTCAAATTCAAGATGTAGTTGAAAGTCAACTACCATCCTTTATGCGGGATGATTTCCCATTAGTTGGGGAATTTTTAAAACAATATTATATTTCTCAAGAATATCCTGGAGCATCTGTTGATGTACTGAATAATATTGATCAATATTTAAAATTAGAAAATTTAACCAACAATACTGACAGCACAGTAACATCTAGTTTTGTTGATTATGATGATGATATTATTAATGTACAATTTGATTCTAATAATAATGTATTTGGAACATATCAATTTCCAGACAGAAATGGATTAATAAAAATTGATGATGAAATTATTTTATATTCAGAAAAAACTCCAAACTCTTTTACTGGATGTATTAGAGGATTTAGTGGTGTTACATCATATCATGATTTAGATAAAACTGACAAATTAACTTTTTCTGAATCTGAAGTGGATACCCACTCTAAAGAATCAACGATTATAAATTTAAGTGCTTTATTATTAAATGAATTTTTATTAAAGATAAAGAAGCAATTTA